GCAAACGTAGCTCTCTGCCGCCAACCGAACTTACCCCCGTTGCCGTCCATCGTTCCTTTCGCGAAGGCGGAAAGCTGTCGAGCTTCAAGTCCCACGTTGCGTTGATCAGTGCCCGGCTCGTCACGTTCTCGACATACTGGCGAGCTGCCACGATCAACGAGTCGATGATCGTGTCGTCCGAACCCGTCGAAACCTTTGCCCACGCCTTCGCCTCCACCGCCGTGAACGGTTCTACCGCAGGTGCTGTAACGATAGTCAACGCCACAGCTTGCCCCTATCGCAACTGGAATACCCGATACCCTGCGACGTGCAGGATCGGATCATTGGTTCCGCCCGATTGGCACACGAACGACGGATAAACCGCAACGATCGGCACGTTGGCCGTCGCCTTCGCGGTGCCCGACTCGACGCCATTGATGTACTGCGTCACCGATGTGATACCGTCGACGTAGAATCCGAGCTTGATGTACGTCGCCTCGGCGATGGTCGCAGCCGCGCCCGTGTCGCCCGCACCGGCCTTTTCGCTAGTGAACAGCAGCACCCCGTCATCAGTGACACATTGCCAGCCGATGTGGTTGGCAGAACTGTTCGCACTGGTCGCGATCAGGGTCGTGTCTCGTTCGGACAGGCCGACGAACAATTCAGCCTTGTCGAACGTATCCACGACTTTGATGCTGGTCTCAAACCAAATGTGCTTGCCGGCAGCCGGAACGAATGCAGCCTTAATACGTTGAAGGTTCGCACCCTGGACCACAGTTGTGCTGTTGCTGTCCACCTCAAGCACGCCGGATGCAGCGGTACTGATCGCCGCCGCGCCGGTTATCGATTGCGTCAACAGGTAGTCGCCCGTCGTTGCGGTCGCGTCGTAGGATGTAAAGTCCTCATTCAGGAACACACCGATAGACGGGTCATGCATCCATTCCAATAGCGGAGCGGTTTTCCACATATTAGATTGGAAGTCCGACGACAGGGACGGGTCGTAAAACGATGACCGCCCGGCCGGTGTAAGGTTGCCTTGGGTTGACATAGTGCCTCCTTAGACGATCGCCGTTGCGGTCGGCGTGTGACGCGGCTTGCCCATGACGATGATCACACCACCGAGGACCGGACTGTTGACAACCTCTACGGCCGCGAGGCGAACATACCCGTACCCGTTGCTCGACAGTTCGTCGGCCTGTGCCTCGATGGCATAGATTTCCGAACTGCCGGCACCCGTAGCAAACCCGGCAGCCGCAGCTGCCGTTACTGCCCCTTCCGTGTCGCCAGTCGTGATCGCCCGGTAATGGAACGGGATCGCAGAAGTGTTAGTCGGCGTAACGTCGTCGCACGCCTCCACGGTGATCGTCGATGTACCCGTCGTGCCGACGCCCTTGTAGATCACGAACATGACCGACTCGTGGCCCTGCATGTTGACCACATCGGACGCGACAGTTCCGGCAAACGCATCCGCAACGGGGTCAAGCCCCTTCACGAGATGCAGGTTTTCAATCATCAGTTGTGACATTTTCAGCTCCTTATGCTCGCGTCGCCAGGGTCACGAACGGGGAAAGGGTGTTGCTTCCCTTGAACGGTGTGAGGGGAAGCAACATCCACGGCTGGCCGTCGACGGCGAAGCAAAAGCGAAACGCGGTTTCTTTGTAATCGAACCGCAGGTGCATCGAGACGGCCGATTCGACGCCGCCCTGTGTGCCGGTCGCGTAGTAGCCGAGGTTGGCGAGAATGATGTCGCCCTCGGTTCCCAGCGTGGCGCAGTATTCGATCGGGATGACAGGCTTGCCCATGAGCGTTGCGTATGGTGCGCCGCTCAATCCGCCCGGTGGCATGTAGGAGGGCAGGCCCGACGCACCGACCGAAAGCGTCATCGTGTGCAGTTGCGGCTCGATGTCCTGGTTGATGTACCATGCCGTGCCTGGGGCGTTACGAGCACGATGGTGCATCCGCGAGAACATCTTGACGATGTTGGCATGCACGACCGTGGCCGCAGATTGGCCCTCCTCTGCGGCAACAGCAACGCGAGGCGAGCTGGTTCCGGCCGTGCCCTTCAGCAGACCGACAGGCTTGCCGGCCCCGCTGCCGTTCACGATCGCATCGTTGGTTAGGAATACGATCTCTTCGGTGGCCGCACGGGACAGGAACTGCCCCAATGCGTTACCGCTGTTTTTGATGAGCTTGTCGGTCTGATAAATCAGTACCGCGATCTCGTGCGGCTCGAGCTTGAGCTGCCGCAACTTGGGGATGCTCGACGTGATCTGGTCGGCTTCGTTGATCCAATAACCATTGACCCCGCCGTAGCGGCTGCCGGTTGCCCGACTGGTTTCGGCATTAGCGTTGAATGTCAGCGACTCGCCTTCTACGTCATACTGATCAGTCGCCGCGAAGAGGCTATCGGCCTCGTTGTTCAGCCCGTCCCAAATAGTCGTGCTGAACGATGGCGGGATTGCGAACCCACCGTCAGCCCCGACGGTCTGGGACATGCCGGTAGCGGCCGCCAATGGTCGCAGTCTGTCTGGCACGCCGCCGCCATTGAAGGCCGCATAGGCCACGCGGTAGAAGTCGCCGGCGCTTTTGAATCCTCGACTCGGGTCGGCCAGTACGTTGTCAGGCCCGACGTGGATGTCAGAATCGGCGTGAACCGCTCCGCCGCGTGATGCCTTCGGGCGTGGTGCGTCGTCGGCCGTGTCCACCGCGTCGATTGAGGCCAGCACCTTGAGCCGTCCATCGATCGAACCGATGGCCGTCTCGTGCCCGTCAAATGTATCCTGCTCGGTTTCGTTGAGCGGACGATCTTCGGCCTCTGCGGCCTTGACAATCCCCTGCATGGCGGACACTTCAATGCCGCGCTTGTCGCGCAACTCTTGAGTTGTCATTGGTTTGTGCTCCACTTGCCGAACCGCTCGCAAGTGGAACCGCGCAACGAAATTGGCGCGAGCCGTTCAGCAACGTAAATAGTTACGTTGCAAGCAGTTCGCGCCCGCGCTTAGGCTGACGTGCTCTGTGTCGCACCTTACGGGGGCCCGGTGAACTCAGCACCGAAACAACGTGAGGCGGGTTCCTTGATTGTTCATCTATGCTATAGGGCGGCGGCTATCGTGTCAAGAAGAAAGTTCAGCAACCTTGACCCTGGCCTGTGCCCGCGCCCGACTAGCCTGCCCACGGCCACGAATCTCGGCCCGGAGCTGTCGGACAGCTTCCTCAAACGTGCCGATCTGGTCAACCAGTCCGTTGGCCACGGCTTCGGTCGCGGTGAACAATTCGCCGGTAGCCAACTTGCGGACCGCGCCCAACGGGATGCCGCGTCCACTAGCAACCGTGCGAACGAATGTGTCGGCGGCAAAGTCCACATGCTTCTGTATGTCGTCGATGACCTCTTCCGTGATCGGCACACCAGGGATACCGGCCCCCTTGATGCCCTCGCTCTTAATGACACGCACCTTCAACCCGTCACGTTCCATCTTCTCCGATGAATCGACCACGGACATAAACGCGCCGATGCTGCCAATCTTGCCCATCGCGTTGACTATCACGCGGTCGGTTTGCGATATGACCCACAGGGCGGCAGATGCTACCAAGTCCTCTCCGAACCCGAACACCGGCTTTGCCTTGGCTGCAGCCTTGATGTCGTCGGCCAGTTCGCTAGTCCCATCCACATGACCGCCGGGCGAATCGACGAGCAGTATGATCCCGGCTACGTCCTGTGCGGCGGCAGCGGCCCTGATCTCACGCCGAACGTCCAGCGTGTTGACCGTACCCTCAAACTTGCTTTGACCCTTCAACATCGTTCCGATGATCGGTACAAGAGCAATAACCCCATCCCTCGGCGATGCCGATCTTGCCTGCGCTGCTGACTCTACCGGCGCACGGCCAGACCTGATCGCGGCTACGGCGTCAATCAGCACCTGCGGATAAATCGCCCACGGCCCGGAATGGCGGGCAAAGCAATCGGGGTTCAATTCATTTGGCATAGCATGCCCTCCTATACGGATTGCGCCACAATGGCGATGATCTCAAATGCAAACTCGGCGGCATTCGTTGACGCCGTGAACTCAGAAACGATGACCGATCGCACACGCCCCTGGGCAACGTCTACCGCACGCACACTACGGTTGTCGGCGCATTGCAGCATGACGAGCGCCTCGACGCACGGGTATAGCTCGCGGGCAAGCATATCGTTTTGTTCCGTATGAAACTTCTCCGACCATGCCG